TAAACACAGGCTTATCAGATTTTGATATAATACCGATATCGAATGTCAAAACTACTGGAAGAGCCACAGGCTTTGATGATTACACAGACATTGACACAATTGTTTCTGATCTCATGGTCAGGGTTGCTCAGATAGATAGAATTCTGGACAAGCACGCCAGCCCTTCTGTTCAAGGTCCGGCCACGGCACTTGAAAAAGACCCGAAAACAAATGAATGGCGGTTAAAGCTCAATAATTTCTTTGCCAGGGCAAACAAAGATGATCCTGAATTGAAATATCTCACATGGGATGGGCAGCTGGACAGCAATTTCAAACAGATCGAGCTTCTTATAAATCTTTTATACACAATCAGTGAAATGGGCAGTGCCATATTTGGTGATCTTTCAACAAAGACCGGGCAAATCCCTTCCGGGTCAGCTTTAAGAAGGCTGCTGATAAGCCCACTGGCAAAAGTGAACAGGATCAGGATGAGGCTTGACCCTGGCTTGAAAAAAGCGATCCGGCTTTGTAGTGAGCTTCCGGGATATGAAAAGATCGAAAAAGGGCGTGTCACAATATCATGGAATGATGGGCTGCCTGGTGATCCTAAAGAAGAAGCTGAGATCATGGATGTCAGGACTGGCGGCAAGGCCACAATGAGTGTCAAGAGAGCTCTGAAAGTATATGACAGGATGAATGACAAAGATGCTGATGAAGAGATTGAAACGATCCTGGATGAACAAGAGCAGACAAATCCATTCACTACACCACCGGGAAGCACTTCTGAGGGTGACAATGGAAGTCAAAACAATAACCCAAATGATAATAATGCATCGGAAAACAATGACAATGGGGGTGCTGCACAATAATGGCAGCTGATATATCGGCAAATATTCTCAGGCTTAAAACAGAGTATGAGAGGGCTCAGAAATCCATTATTGACAAAATCATTTCTTTCGAGGCAAAAGGCAATGTCACAGCTTATCAAAAAACGCTGCTGGCAAGTATCAATCAAGAGCTTTCTGTCTTGAACGACTTCACAGCAAAATGGATGGCAGAAGAGCTGCCCAAGTCATACAGTACCGGGATAAATGAAGCGTATAAATCTTTTAGGGCTGCAAAGATTGATGCTTCTCTTGTTGCAGCAAATCAGACTGTTTTGAAAAACCTGATCGATAATACAACAAACAGCCTGGTTGATGGAAGCAATTATGTCGGCCGCCGGATCGCAGATGAGGTAAGAGCTGCAGGCATTGAAGCGATCGCAGAGAAAGTGGCAACAGGCAGCACGGTCCGGGAAACAAAAAAGAGGCTGCTTGAAAGATTATCTCAAAAGGGTGTCACTAAAATCCTTGACAGTGCTGGCCGGGAAATCGATATGTCGGCATATGCCACAATGGTTGCCAGGACCACCACAAGAGAGGCAACAAATCAGGGAACGATCCAAGAGCTAAATGATAATGGATATGATCTTGTAAAGATGAGCACTACTTTCAGCACTTGCCCGATATGTGCCCCACTGGAAGGCCGGGTGTATAGTGTTTCTGGAAACAACAAGAAATATCCGGCTCTTTCAAATGCTTTTTCTGATGGATATCACACAATCCATCCGAACTGTACCCATGTGCTTGAACCTTACTTTGAGGAATTTGATGATGATCATGAAAAGACTTTAAAAGAAAGCAACAGGCCTTTTGAGATCGATCCAAAGAAGCAAAGATCGGTTGATAATTATTATAAAGAGCAGAAAAAGAAACAGCAAAGATGGCGTGATCGCAAGGCTTATGAAAAGATGAGGCTTGCTGATCCAGACAATGCCCCGAAAACCTTTTCGGCTTTTAGATCAAAGAAGAGAGCTGGAACACTGCCAAAAATAGAAACACCAAGGCTTGAAAAGTTACCGCCATTCATAGCAGCGGCATCGAAAGAAGAGGCTGAGGCCTTTGCAAAACAATTTGTTAATCAAACAGTAAGTTATAGGGGTGTTGATCTTGATGTCGCAAATCAAGTTAATAAGGCACTATATGATAACAGGATCGGATCAAAGCTTGATAAGCTTGAGTACATAAAACCAGAAATATTCAAGAATGATAGTAATGCTTATGCAAGCATGGGCTTTCCATGGTCAGTATTAAAGATTAATACCAAGACGATGAAAAGCACAAAAGTATTCAATGGGTTTAAGAAAGCTGCTGATGATGCATGGGAAAGTGTTTTTGCAAATATAGAGAGGCTGACAGAAGCTCAAAAAATAAAAGCATTGAAGTATCAAAAAGCCGGTAAATCACTTGTAAAAAGCGATACGCCATATGATATGATTGTCCATGAAATAGGACATCATGTATTAAACATGACAGGGCAAAGCAAATCTGAAATATATAAAACCCTTGTAATACCAAAGATGGAAGAGAATTTTGCTAAGCTTTCAGGATATGCCTCTTTTAATTTTCAGGAATTCTTTGCAGAAAGTTATGTTGCTTATAGAAATGGCTTAAAAGACAAGGTAATGCCTGAGCTTATAAAAATATTTGATGAGGTATTAAAATGATCAATCCAATATGTGTGTTTTGTAAAAACAAAAATATTGACTGGACCTGTAAGGCTTTTCCCAAAGGGATACCAGAGGATATTTTTTATAATAAACATGATCATAGAGAACCATTTAAAGGTGATCGAGGCATCAGATTTGATCCAATTGATACAAAAAATAATCCTTACAGGAAGGGAAAATATGAATAAATTCAAAGAGATTAGGCATCCTTATGAAGATAGTATATTTCAATACCACTTTTATTGTCCAGGATGCAAAACAATTCATGCGATCTCACCAAAGGTGCATAAAGTTACTGGCGATCTCAAAAACCCAACAGTGAGCCCTTCTGTTCTTGCGACAAGCGGCCACTATATGCCAGGGAACACAGGCACTTGCTGGTGTCAGTTTGATAAAGAGCATCCCGATGATCCTTCCGGCTTCAAGTGCTATCGCTGCCATAGCTTTATCAAGGATGGCAAAATCCAATTTTTAAGCGACTGCACTCACGATCTCAAGGGCTGCACTGTTGGGCTGCCTGACATTGAGCTATTTGATTAAAAAATCTGTTGATAACTTTGTGGATAACTTAACTATAAGCTGTGGATAAATATGACCTTATCCACAGTTTTTTCTTGCTATTCAATGATGCAATGTAATATAATGGGGTCAAATGACAAGCGATTTTGTCATATCAAAAGCCAGACGGCTGAATAAAAAGGAGTTGCAAAATGCTATTATTCAATGCTTTGATAAGCGGATTTCGCTTAATGCCATGCCTAGAAGGTGACGGAAATGGCGGCGGCGGTGGCAGCAACGGAAATTCAAGCAGCAATCAAGGGGGCAGCAATCAAGGTACTGGCTTCACACCAGAGTATGTGCATGATCTGAGAGAAGAAGCCAAAGGATACCGGGTGAGGCTGCAGGACACTCAAGCAAAAGTCAGAAAGCTTATTGGAATAGGTGAAAAGGATGACATCACAGATGATGCGATCGCTGCTTTCAGTAAATCTCTGACAGACATGAAAACAAAAGATGCGGCAACACAGGCAACACTTTCAAAAGCCAGCAATTTGCTTGTATTGGCTGAGCTAAAAGGCATGACTGAATATGATGACAAACTTGCAGCCAGGCTGCTTGATATGTCAAAAATTACAGTCGATCTGGAAACACTCAAGGTGACTGGGGTGAAAGAAGCTCTTGAAGAGCTTGTCAAGGAATTTCCTCAGATCAAAAAGGGTGCTGCTGGGGCTGCTGGTGCAGCCGGACAAGGTACAGGAAACACAAGCGGCCTCAATGGGGCAAATAGTGGAAACCTGACCGAAGAACAGCAGCTTGAAGCCCAGCTTGAGAAAGAAAAAGATTTGCAGGCCCGTGTTGTTATAAAAAACAAGCTTCATGCACTAAGGAAGAATAAATCGTAAAAAACACGGAGGTATTAAAAATGGCAAACGTAAGCGGAGTGGGTACAGTATGGAATTGCCCGAACTATGTCGGGGAATTATTCACTGCAAGCCCTACAAAAACACCTTTTGTGTCGATGATCGGCGGTTTGACTGGGGGGGCTCAAACAGAAAACTTTGAATTCCCAACATCCTCAGAATATGCCCATGAAAGTCTTTCACAGAAGAGCATCACTGAAACAGACAGCCAGACAGCCCCGACAGCTATCACTTACACCAGGGATCAGAGCAAAAATGTTGTCCAGATATATCAGGAAGCAATCAATGTCACCTATGTGAAGCAGTCGAACAGAGGAAGGCTTTCCGGCATCAATTCAGCTGGGGCAGCCAACAATGTTGTATCTGAAAAAGACTGGCAGATCGCAAGGGCTCTTGAGAAGATTGCAAGAGAAGTTGAATGGCACTCTTTGAATGGTACTTATCAGATATCAACAGCATCGAACGTGGCAAATCAGAGCAGGGGCATGATCGAGCTTTGCACTGTGAACACTGTGGCTGCTGCTGGTGCTGATCTGTCAAAAGCTTTGCTCAAAGAGCTGTGGCGTGAAATGTTCACAAACGGTGCTATCTTTCAAAATATGGTCATATTCTGTGGTGCTTTCCAGAAAGAAGCCATTTCTGAATTGTATGGATATGCCCCAGAAGATAGGGTCATCGGTGGCTTGAACATCAAACAGATAATGACAGACTATGGCAATATAGCTGTTGCCGATCCTCATCACTTTATGCCAGCGGCAACGCTGCTTTGTGCTGAAATGTCGGTCATCGATCTTGTTTTCCAGTCAGTGCCGGAAAAAGGCAATCTGTTTTATGAGGACCTTGCCAAAACTGGTGCAGCTGATAACGGTCAGATTTTCGGACAGATCGGGCTTGCTCATGGACCGTCATTCATGCACGGCACATTAACTGGACTTTCAACGTCATGATGAATGGCGTTGAATTTATTATTTTATAGGATCATAGGAACGAACGGCCTTAAAAGCGGCCTTCTATGAAAGAGAGGTATAAAATGTATTACGACCAAAATAAAATCAGAAACCCTGAATTAAGGGCATTGATAGAACTGATCATGGATGTCACAAATGGGCATGACCATGATGGTACAAACTCAAAGGCAGTGAGCGTGGGCACTGTTGGTGATGGCAGCGTGACAAATGCAAAAGTTGCAGCAGATGCAGCGATCGCTTTGTCGAAGCTTGCTTCAACGACAGCTGCTTATATCATTGTTGCAAATGCTGGGGGCGTTCTCACAGCAGTGCCGCTTTCTGGTGATGGATCAATCGGCAACGATGGTGCTATCCAGATCACTGATCTTACGATCACTGATGAAGCTCAGGGCGATATCCTCATATTTGATGGAACAAACTGGGTGAGGCTTGCTGCAGGAAATGCCGGGCAGTCGCTCATTTCTGGCGGTGCTGGGGCTGATCCTTCATGGGGCAATCCTTCATGTGCGAACTTGCCAACAGCAACACCAGTCAATGCAGTCGCAGCACAGGGCACATTGACGATTGCTGGCGTGGTCATAGATGGTGAGTATGTCGATATCGGTGATGACAGATATGAATTTTGTGCAGATGCGGCCCAGAGCCTTACTGCCGGATCAGATTTTGCAGTCGATATCACTTCATATGTCACCAAGTCGCAGGGCACATTGACGGTTGTTACACAGCCTATATCTGGTGATACTATGACAATAGGTGATAAAGTATTCACTTTTGTTACAAACGGTACTGCCAACGCAGACGGTGAAATATCTATCGGTACTGATGCAGCAACAGCTCAGGCAAACATTGTGGCGGCCATAAATGGTACTGACGGATGGAATACAGCAAGTGCTTATGTCACAATAGCAGCGTTTGCAGCAAACGCAGCTGTTCTCACAGCTCTTGTCGGTGGTGTTGCAGGTGATAGCATAGCAACGACTGAAACATTCAACGGTGTTGGCAATATATTCGATGCAGCCACTCTTGGAACTACCACAGCAGGGGTTGATTGCAGTGCAGCAAATGCGGTCACGGCTCTTGTCGCAGCTATCACAGCAAACGACACTCAGGGTGTTGGTGCTGCTGATGGTGCTGGTGATACAGTTGTTTTGACAGCTGACACAAAAGGTGCTGCAGGCAATGCCATTGTCATTGCAGAAAGCATGGCAAATGGATCGCTTGACGGCGGTGGCGTTCTTGGTGGTACTACCACTGGGGTTGATGGAACTGTCGGAACTCAATGGCAAGTTGCTGTTGATGCTTCTTACATTTACATCTGTATAGCAGCAAACACGATCGCAGATGCGAACTGGCGAAGGGTAACACTGGGGTCAGTATATTGATATTAAAGGGGGTACATAGAAATGACTTTCTATGGGAATGGATTGGTATGGGATAAGGAACTGGACCAGAGGCTTTGCAAGTTTGTCAATGGCAAATTTGAAACCAACGACCAAAGGACCGCTAAAATCCTAAAAAAGATGGGCTTCAAGAGTGAAGGAAGCATCAAGGCTGCAGAAGATGATGAGGATGACAAAAAGAAAAAGGCTGCAGAGAAAAAAGCTTCTGAAACACCAAAAAGCCCAGAAAATACCAAGGATGAAACACCAGTCGGCCAGTCAGATGACAAGGGCACTGCTGAGGATAAGACAGACAATGAAAATCCCGGTGCTGAAACTGGTGAAGATGTACAAGAGCCTAAAAACCTTGATAATGCTGATGAAGAAATGCTGAAAAAAGCTTCTGAGGCCGATCTCAAAGCACTTGCTGAAAAGATGGGGCTGAAAGTCGCTCATAATATAGGCAAAGGAAAGCTGCTGAAAAAAATTCTTGAAGCAAAGCAGAAAAAATAATCTTAAAGGGGCGGCATCCCGGTGCTGCCCCATAAGATAGATTGAAGGGGATTTGATATGTCAATTACAGTCGGTACAGATACATATATCAGCCTTGCTGATGCAGAAACCTATCTTGCAGCACATTATCTGAGCACTGATGCGAAACTGGTTGCCTGGAACGCTTTATCATCAGATGGCAACAAAGAGATATTGCTCAGAAGGGCTGCAAAGCTTATTGACAGTCAGCCGATTAATGGAATAAGAGCATCGGACACACAAACAATGGAATTCCCAAGATCGAGATTTTCAACATATGACATGGAATATGATGAGCCCACAACGATCCCGGACAAGGTAAAATATGCACAATGTGAAATTGCGATCTCAATGGCAAAAGGCATTTCCAAGCGTGTTGAACTGCAAAGGCAAGGTGTTAAGTCTTTCAGAATAGGAAACCTTCAAGAAGCATATGGCGGTAATAATAACCCTTATTTGAGCGAAGAAGCACAAGAATATTTGTCTGAATTCATAGGCGGCAGCTATCGAATTTTGTGAGGTAAAAAATGAGCAATTCAATTCTTAAATCATACATCGAGGGGCATTATGTGTCCTGGCAGCAAAGAACTTCAATAAATTCGTATAATAAGCCTGTGTATGCAGCTGCAGCATCGATCGAAGCACGAAAAGAAACCGGGTTTAAGCTGATCCGAAACAAGGAAGGCAAAGAAGTTGTATCAACAGCCTGGATAATAACTGAAACAGCTATATCAGAAGGTGACAAAATTGACGGTTATATTCTTATGGCGGTACAGCCTCAAAAAGACCTGGATGATGACACAGTGGGATATGAAGGGTATATGTGATGCAGATTACATTTGAAATCAAAGGCAGCAAAGAGCTCAATGATCTTTTAAAAGGGATACCCAAAAGGGCAAAAGATGCTGTCAGGTCAGAACTCAAAGAAGTGATGAAGGATTTAAAAGGTAAATCGCAGGACCTTGCCCCAGTCGAAACAGGTGATCTCAAAGGGTCAGCATATACAGACTTGGATGATCTTCAAGGTGAAGTCGGCTTTACAGAGCCTTATGCTTTACGGCAGCATGAAGAGCTTGAATATAAACATCCAAAAGGCGGCCAGGCAAAGTATCTTGAGCAGCCTTATAAGCAGAACCGTGACAGGTATATCAAATCTATCGGTGAAGCCGTGAGGAAGGTATTTGAAAAATGAGTTTAGTGGCTGATGTTGCTGCACTTTTAACCAGCATAAGCAATGTTTATAAAAGCGGTTTGCCAGAAAGCCCGATCAATGCTGTTGGGTTGTATCCTTCCGGCGGTTATCCAAGATCGATGACTGGCACAAAGGTTGAAGAACCGACATTCATGGTCAAAGTCAGAAATGACGATCCAGAAGTCGGCCTTGCCTTATGCGACACAATAAAAGATTTGCTGCATGGTGCATCTACAACAAAATTGCTGGCTATCTTTCAGGAAGGTGATGTCTTACATCTTGGCCCGGACAACAACGGAAATGAAGAATGGTCAATCAATTTCAGGTGCTATTATAGACGATAATATTCAAAGAATAGGGGGAAAATTACAATGGCTGAATTAGCAGGATATCTCAATGAGGTATGGATTTTAGACGGAACAAGCCCGATGACCGACAGCACTGGTGCAAAAATACTGGGTATTGACAACAACACTTT